ACCTTTTTCTTGATGAATCCATTGTTAAAAGAGACTGGGTGGCCCATGTCACTCAACAATTTATACGAAAGAGTCGTCGGAGATTATTACCCATATTATGTTGCTAAATTGGATGTAGATAGTGCGGGTGAGGTTGCACAATATGCGGACTTGTATCCTGTCAATGCATCTGTGTTAATCAACGGTATCGAAGGTATTGTTGTTGCAAAAGACCTAGAAGTAGGTGAGATTGTAATATCTGCGGACTCGGACATTCGTCAAAACATATCAATGAGTTACTCGACTCCGACCACTAACCCATTGACAAGTAACACGCCCCTTACCAACGTTGTTTACGAATACGAAGGTGTTCATCATTATGTGAATGATTCGGACCTATGGATTGATTTCTTTTTCTCTACGGACACCACCAAGGTTCCAGTCACAAACCTAGAGTACCTGATAAACGAAAACGAAAAGTCTAAAAGAATACGAATTATCAAAAAGGCGTATATCGAACAATTCGTTGGTAGAATCAAAGAGTTGATAGCGAGTAGTTAATGGAACCCAAAACAGAATACACAATACTGCAAGCTGATGTCATCTTGTCTTCGGTAAAAGAGGACAAGACGATCATTGACATATCCAACAGTATTCTGGAATTATCATTCTATGAAAATCTTTTCAAACCATATGTGGACTGTCGTATGGTATTGATTGACGACTTCGGGTTTCGTTCTTCTTTGTCCGTTCAGGGTACAGAAAGAATAAGACTGGTCGTTGGTACGGGAAAGGAACCTGAAAAACCGTGTTTTGTCAAATACTTTTTCGTGTCTCGCATTGTGGATACACAAAGACAGAATGAACGTGCGCAACTTTTGTCCATTGAATTGGTCGAAGAACACGTGTACATTAATGCCATCAAACAGGTCAACCGTTCTTTTCAGTCGACGATCGAAGACATGATTGTCAATATTTTCGATCGTGATCTGGGTGTAAGTGTTATCAAATCATTTTTCAAGAAAACCGCACAGGGTATTCGAAAAGTTATTGTTCCTTATTTGAGTCCACTCGAAGCAATCACATGGTTAACTAACAGAGCAACCACCGAAACGGGTTCACCCATTTTCGTACATGCGGATCTATACAGTGACAATGTTTACATCTGTGATCTTGACAATCTTCTCAAAGAAGATATTATAAATGAAGACGCTCCTTTTCGTTTTTCCGAATCATTTGCTGCACTGGGTGCAGAAGATGACACATTGAGACCGTACATCGAAATCAACAACTATCAAGAACTCGAAGCCGAGAATGCACTTGCATTATATGAAGAAGGTGGCATTGGTTCGTATTATGCCACCATTGATGCAGGTACGGGATTAGTCAAAGGGTCACACGTTTCGGTGAGAGAAATACTTACCGAGATGTATCTCAAAGGCATGATAGGAAACGATGCGGAACAATCCGTGTTCGATCCTTCTTTGGAAATTGATGGTAAATTATCGGACGAATATAATTCGTTGTTCGTTCACCAAGTCACATCCTCTAACACGTACAATCAGTTCAAGAGTTATCACGATGAGACTCCAATGTTAGATGCGCAGAATAATTTAACAGAATCCAAACTCAAAGTCAAGAACAAAATCATTCGTCAGATTCTCAAAAAGAACCGAATTGATATCACCATGAGTGGTATAGGTTTCTTCGAAGGTAGAACTTCGGTCGGTCGACGATTGAGATTAATCTTTCTGAATCCAGACACATCTTCCAATAAAACCGATACGAAAAGTCAGATCGACAAAAAGAAATCAGGTGACTACCTTTTGTTAGCGATACGTCATAACCTTGCAAATCAGAAACACTACGCAACGTTGAGACTCACGAAGTTAAATGATTTACCGGCGAACATAAAACTATGAATATTTTAAGACCTATTCAAGAAGAATATTATGGTGATGATCACCGTTGGTTTTTCGGTACAGTGATCAATGCAAATCCACCCGCTGGTCTGGAAGGACGAGTCAAGGTTCGTATTAATGGTGTACATAGTCCTAGGACAGAAGACATACCAGAAAAAGATCTACCTTGGGCCCAAGTGTGTCTACCTACAACCGAAGGCGGTGTTTCTGGATACGGTCGTGTCCCCCAATTGTTGGCGGGATCATTTGTCTTTGGTATATTCCTTGATGGTAAAAGTTCACAAATACCTTTAGTCCTTGGAAGTCTTCCTCGAACAGAATTACCAACTTCCATACAGACCGGAAGACAAACGGTTGGAAATGACAAATTTAAATATTCGACCGAACGTTATCAAAATGTAATCTCGTTCAGTTTCAAGGACGATAACATACGAGAAGCGAACTTGGAATTGAGACGTATGCAGTGCATGAAGTTTTTCATTGACAACGGTTACAGTGTAATTCACTCTGCTGCGATCACGGGTGGTATCGAAGGTATTTCTCAATTCGTTACCTACGAAGAAAACGAAGAATCGAACGAAGTCGAAGTTCCATTCACAGGAATTATTCGGTGGATTAAAAACGATCAGATCGGTAGTCGATATGCAGGACTTGTACGATTTGCAAATCAATATCAACCCAGTTCAAACTGGAAACGGTTTTCGATTCAGTTGCAGTATATTTTGTTCGAATTGCGTAATCGTTTTAATTTGGTGAACAACCAACTGAAACAAACAACCGATCTGGAATCTGCGAGTAAACTGTTTAATAAAAAATACCTATTTACAAATAATGACACGGTGGAACTAGTCAAGAATGCTTATGATAAGGTAGTGAATGATGGCGAATGAAGTAGTAGAAAATAAAGCAAAGAAACTAAAAGACACCGTAAAGGAAGCGGCGTCTTCGTTCGACACAAAGAAGATAGAAGAGACCGCAAACAAAGCTGCGACTGATTTACAAAACAGTATCGAGACCAAGGCGGGGTCAATTGCGGGTCAGATCGAAGGTGGGGTAAAACAAATCACTCAAAAATTTGATGCATTTCAAGACAAACTGAATAATACCACCGTCGAAGGTTTGATTGATGATGGTGTACAAAGTCTTGAGAACATGGCAACAGATTTTGTCAATGACCAGATTTCAAACCTTGCATCGAAACTGGGACTGGGGGCGAAGGTCGAAATTCAATTTACCGAACCTGATTCGAGTGGAATGATCTACCCCATTGCATCGTCATTAGAAGAAGAAGGTGGTGTGTCTGGTACGGTTGCTGCGATTCTGCAACTCATAACAGGCCTGGGTGTGGGGCCAGGTTCGTTACAACAGATTGTCACGGATGCATCCGCAGAAGGGTTGTTGAAAGCAGGTAAAGATTTAGTCGAAGGAAAGATCGGTGCATTCACTTCGGAAGGTATCAGTAACCTTGCTGGCGAAGCAATCAACAGTGTGGTAAACGAATTTGAAACAACGGTCAAGGATGCGATCACTACTGGTACAATCGGTAGTATCAACGCAACTATTGAAGCAGTAAGTGGAGTCGGAATTGATGGATTGGGTAACCAAACCGTCACAAGAACCTCAATAACTGGATCAATGGCAGACGCATTGACTGAAGTCAACTCCGCAATCGACAAGATCAAAACCAATCCCTTGAAAGATCTGAAAGAAATAGTAACCACGGCCAAAGAAGTCAAACAGAATCTAGAAGGTGCGAAGTCAGACCTCGAAAACCTCACGGGTAAAAATGGTGCAGAAGTGTTGGCCTCGGTTCAGTCAAGTTCGCGTTCGCGGTCACAGTATAATCGAATCACTGATGAAAAACGAACACTGGTCCGAACACGAATTGCCAAAAACAGTGGACTGGGTATAATTCAAGCCTTGAGTTCAGAAGTATTAACTGATGTGGTTCAACGTGTCAGAGATTTTTGCAAACCAACGGTGATCTCGTTTGATCGTGCACAAAACATTGTCACATTATCCCAAGGAGATTCACGAGATTTTAATAATGCAGTTAAGGATCTCGAATCCATAACAGGTAAATCTTATAATATTATTAAAACATTCTTGAACGGGATAGACACGACTATTACAAATGCGACTCTGCAACCGCCTTCCGAGACTGTGTTTTCCGAACCTTATGTCATAGGAAGTTATGAAAAGAATTGGGAGAATGGATTAGGAGACCCGATTTTTCCTTATATCTCATCTACCGAAGAATTGCAAGCCGAACTAACAAAGGTCACAAGAGAAGTTACTGAAGTCGTGGTGCACTGGACAGAAACTGCAACCAATAAGAACATCGGTTCAGAAGAGATTAATAAATATCATCTTGAACTGGGTTTGGATGGTATCGGATATCATTACATCATTAGAAGAGACGGATCACTTCAGAAAGGAAGACCCTTGAATATAGAAGGACAACATGCGGATGTCAATGGACACAACAGTCGAAGTATAGGAATTGCATTTGTGGGTGGAATTAATGTTCCGTCAGGTACACCTAACATAGATGATTTCGTATCGGTCCAATCGTTAACTCGAAGTCAATTGAACACATTCGATCATTTCTGTAGGGCGTTCTTCTCTATATTCCAAGGTGGACAGATGTTGGGTCACAATGACATAGACTCGTTCGAAGAAGACCCTGGCTTTGATGTTCGAGAATACGTTCGTTTTAAATTTGGTAAAGAGTCTTTGTTTGATGACCCAGAAAATCAATCGCCATTCACCAAAGAACAAATCATAAAGGGAGGTGTTGAATGACAACCAATGTTGACAATTACTTCTCTCGACTTTATGCTTTGGGAGAAGGTGTAGAAGAAACGGATGGAGTTCCTACAGATGGGTTTGTCGATCCAAACGGGGAGTTCCCCCGACGAGATTATTATTATTCTAGTAGTATAAACAAAGCAGCAAAGGGTGAAGAGGTTAACAACCTGTCGATAGGTGGTGGTGAACTCGATGTGCCCCTCGATCTTGAAGATCAGAAACCTTCGGTGTTTCCGTTCAACCAAGTGACAGAAACTCCATCGGGACATTCATTTGAAATGGATGACACCCCCGGCGCTGAACGCATTCTGATTAAACACCGAACGGGTTCTGGTGTGGAAATGCGTGCTGACGGTAGTGTTGTTATCTCTTCTAAAAATCAACGTGTGGAAGTGGTAGGTGGTAGTTCCAAAGTCATTGTAGAAGGAGAAGGAAATCTTGTTTACAAAGGCAATCTTACTTTACGTGTTGACGGGGATTTCAATCTTGATGTTGGCGGTAATTATAACGTCAATGTTGGGGGCGATCGAATCGAAGAAATCAAGGGTAGACACACCAAGACAGTAAATCGTGATCAGAACTACACGATTCGAGGCGCACGGGGTGAACAGGTCATTGGAATGGCAACCAGTACGTGTCTCGAAGACATGAACCTGATTGTTGCGGGTGATATGAAACAACTGGTTCAGGGTAACACCGAGATATTGACAGGTCAGAATTTGGTGACAACTGCGGTAAACGAATGGGTTGCTGCGGCATCGACCGCAAACATTACTGCACGTCATGTGTCAATGATCGGTCACAAAGGTACGATCGGTGGTCCATTAATTGATCACTATGGTAAAACATACGGTGGTTTCCCTGCGGGACTTACAAATCTTTCTACGTTCTATGGAACTTTGATAGGTAAGGCTGCGGAAGCAATTCGTTCTGATTATTCTTCGATCTCTGGTCAAGCGGGATTTGCGGTTGGTGCAGGTGCAGCGACTACCGCAGTGACTGCTGCATCTCTGGGTGCGGGTCCACCACCTGTAATAACACCACCAGTCCCTGGCGTTATGCCATTCATACCGTTACCTCCGACTGCTCCGGTTCCTAATCCTGCGATTGTGGAATTGCAACTGTCGTCAAGTAGTTACGGTATTCGTAACGTATCAGTTGATCCCAAACTCAAAGATAAGATCAGTAAGTCTGACGAGTACGATGGATTGTTTAATCACGACCCAACCATTCATGAAATACGTTCTAAATTACGTGATCCTGCGAACTTCGACAATAATACGTTCACTAGTTATCTTGTGAGTCAGGGTAAACTTAACAAAGACTTCAAGAAAAACATCGGTGCAAATATCGGAAGAACCGCAAGTAAAAAAGGTACGATACGATTCGGTTCTACGTTGTTGGGTAACAATCCAGCGGACAATCGAAGTAAACGATTCAAGGTGAGTAAATGATTATATTAGTTGAACCAAAATACAATCCTGATTTGCAAGGGAGAATCACGTCTTCGACACAATTAGGGCCGGGGATTACGTGTGCAAAGTTTTTGGGTGCGTTGGGTTCTAGGACCCAATTCGAAAAATTGTATTCGAAGGGGTTCTCGGGTTCCGCAAATCGAAATCAGATCGCACGTAACCTTGTTCCTCACTCACACGCAATGCAGGTGTTCTATTCAAACCCGTTATTCGCACAACACCGTTTGACTGTGTCGGATGGAATATACGAACCCAATCCAAAGTTTCAGGTCACGGAATCAAAACAGGGAAGTGAACTTGCCGCAAAGTTGGTCACACAAAGAATACCGAATGCTTCATATGGTAAAGGACCGGATGGGTGGGTTGCGAGGATTCCGCAGTATGTGGGTGAATCCCCCAGTTCGGACAGTATTAATGACTTAAGAAGAGAAGGACGAACGATCGGTTATCAAGTGGTCGATAAGTTTGGTAAATCAGATCCACGTATGGCATTTGACCTTGCGGTCTATTGGAAAGATTATATCAATTATGATAAGATTACATTATATTATGACACATTTGATCCATCAGGTCAACTGACAAGTACAATATTTCTAGAGATGCCCGAAGTTCCTTCGTCCTTCGATGTTTCTTACAAATATGATTTGGAAACAATTTATAACGGTGAACTTCAAGCAAAGAACGAACTGTTAGAAATACTTCCAGATTAATGATATAAATAAAAAGAAAAGGTTTTACAATGCCTAAAGTTTTTTCACCAGAAGACGGAAATTTATCATCGAATATTCGTGTCGTCAAGACACGAAAGTATTCTGATATTGATCTTACTCTGTCTGCAAGAACAGACGAGTTTGGTTTTTTAAATGGTGATGGTGACATTCTTAAGAAACTGGATGCCGCTGCGGTTAAACAATCCATAAAGAATCTGTTGTTGACCAATCACCACGAGAAACCTTACCGTCCAAAGTTTGGTGGTAATTTAGGTAATAGATTGTTTGATTTGATGGATGCTAGCACTTCCGATCAAATCATAGACGATATAAAAATTGCAATCGAAAGATATGAACCTAGAGCAAAGATCACTGGTTTAAAGGTAGTCGCATCACCTGACTACAATTATCTTTCGGTCATAATAGAGTTTAGAGTTGTACAAACTGGATTTGTTGATGTGTTGCGTGTCGGTGTCACAGAACAAATTGGCACCATTGCATTTGTACCACCTGTTACGCCAGATCCGATCTTCGATGAAATCTTGTTGAGTGAAGATTCAAACAGATTGTTGACACTGGGTGGAGATCTGATCGGAATAGATATCGCACTCATCGGATTGTTGACTCAAGCGGGTGAACCAATATTAACTCAAACCGGAAACAATCAGTTGTTATAGACGCTGGAGAACATAAATGACAACAACAATTAAATCTACAGAATTAGATTTTGATACCATCAAGAACAACTTGAAATTGTTTTTGGCACAAAAACCAGAATTTGCCGATTACAATTTCGAAGCTTCTGGTATTTCTAATCTGTTGGATGTATTAGCATATAACACACATTACAATGGATTGATCGCAAACTTTGCATTGAACGAGTCATACCTCTCGACTGCACAATTGCGTTCTTCTCTGGTTGCTCTTGCGGGTAGTTTGGGTTATACTGTAGGATCGAAAAAAGCATCTTATGCTGTTGTTAACATGTATGTCAACGACAACAGCAATCCTTCAACGATCACGATGCCTGCGGGTTTCACGTTTTCCACTACGGTCGACAATGTCTCATACACTTTCAAAACACGAGAGAACCTGACTGCGGTCAATGACGGTTCGGATCGTTATTACTTTGCACTGGATGGAAACATCAACGTTGCAATTTACGAAGGTATACAAGCAACCAAGACCTTCATTGCAGGACCTGCATCCGAAAACGAAACGTATGTCATACCAGTAACTAATTTGGATCTGGACACAATCACGGTTAGAGTATACGATAATGTATCCTCGAACAGTTTCGACAATTATATCAATATCAATAACGCAACCAGTATTCAATCTACTTCGAAGATTTTTTCGATCAAAGAGACACCCAACGGTTTCTATGAAGTGACCTTTGCAAATGGTTTGGGAAATAGTGGACGACTCGGTAACTCACCCCAGCCTGGAAATAAGATCGTTATTTCATATGACAGAGTTGCGGGTTCGGAATCAAATGGTGCGAAAACATTTTCACCTGATTCCACCCTTGACGGTAAAGAAGTAAAAATATCAACCGTTGCAATTGCAATTGGTGGTTCGGAGAAAGAAGAACTGGAATCCATTCGAAAGAATGCACCTTACCTTTATGCAACACAAAACAGAATGGTAACAGCAGAAGATTACTCTGCATTGATCTTGAGGAATTTTTCGGGTGTTATTAATGATATTAAATCATGGGGTGGTGAAGATAATTTACCACCTCAATATGGTTCGGTGTTTGTGTCAATCGACTTTGACACAGATGATACGTCCATTCAAGGAAAAACCAAAAACGACATCGTTGCGCTTGCAAGAGATTTGTCTGTCGCATCGTTTGACGTTCAGTTCGTAGATCCGGTCAATACCTTTTTGGAAATCTCGACTGTTTTTCAGTGGAACCAGAATCTTACTTCGCAAAGTAAAACCAGTATCGAATCAACTGTTAAAAATACTATGAAATCATTTTTCGATGCCAATCTGGGTTCTTTTGACCAATCGTTTCGTCGATCGAATTTATTGACACAGATAGATGACACCGATCCGTCAATCCTTTCGAGTCGTGCAGACATCAAGATGCAATATCGTTTGGTTCCAAGATCTGGTGTGAGTTCATATACCATAACGTTCCCCACATCAATTGCTGCACCCGAAGACGATATTTTTATCATCAACTCCGACACTTTCTTTTTAAATGGAAAGGTTTGCAAACTTCGAAACCGATTGGGTTCGAACATTATCGAAGTGTTCAATACCAAGACCGCATCTTCGGAAGTTGATAACGTTGGTTACTACGATATAACAACGGGTGTGTTATATCTTTCCGGTTTTTCTCCTTCGATCATCACGGGAGAGTATATCAAAATTGTTGCGATTCCAGCAAACCAAGCAACAATAAATCCGTTGAGGAACAACATTCTTAATTATGATCCGAATGCATCGACTACACGTGCTGTTGTCACGAACACCGTATAAATAAACAAATAGTAATTTAAGAGAAATAGTATGTCAACATCAACGATTACACCAGATTATAAAAAATTATTGGGCAACCTTTGGTTGTCAGATATTGATTCTGGCGGTTCTACTTATTACGTTGGTATCGGTAGATCACTTGACAACGATATTTCGAATGTTTTAAGTGACACTCGACGAAAAGAAATGGTTGTTCGTCATGAATTACAATCAATCAAGGTTGCGAATCAAGCGTCAATGGTTGTTCCAACGGTTGAATGGCAAGCAAACACTGTTTATAATGCTTGGGATGACAACAACAGTTCGTTGACTAATTTTTACGTATTGAATCAAAACCGAGAAGTTTTTGTTTGCATACAGACTGCGAAGACCAATCAGGGAGTGGAGATCCTTTCCACTGTAGAACCTTCCACTTCTCTTATTACGGGCAAACTTATAAACACGTTTAAAACGAGTGATGGGTATCTTTGGAGATACCTATACACTATGTCAAACATTGCGTTTTCGAATTTCAAAAACAATTCGTATATGCCCGTAAAATTTATCACTGGGACACCGACCATTCTTTCTGAAGTCGGACAGAAAACTTTACAGGACTCTGCGATCTCTGGTGAGATCATTGGAATCGCAATCGACTCGGGTGGAACAGGATATTCTGTAAACCCAAGTATTTCAATACAAGGAAACGGATCTTCTGCTGTATATAATGCGACTGTTTACAACGGAAGAATAGTTCGAGTAGAAATCGATTCGGATGGTGAAGGAAATCGACTGCACGGGACGGGATACGATTTCGCAAAGGTTGAACCATCTTATGGTAATGCGGTATTACGACCAATAATTGCACCAAGAGGTGGTTTAAATAAAGATCCTGTCAATACATTGTTTGCGAAGTCGGTCATGATGCAGGTTGATTTCGAAAACAACGAAAACAATACGATCCTTGCGCAGAACGAATTCAAAACTGTTTCTCTATTCCGTAACCTGAAAAAATACAATGGGGATTCAGATCTTACAGTGAACACTGCAAATGCAATGAACTACCTAAACATTGCAAATATCAGTGGATCTTTTGTTAATGACGAAGATTTCAATAACACGTCACTTACAGCTTTCGGTAAGGTGTTCTATCAAGACGGTACGAAATTATATTATTTCCAAAACGATTCAACAGGGTTTGGTGAATTCTTAAATGGAGAGGTTGTTCAGAGTACTTCTGGTGCAACCGCTGAAATACAATCATTGGGTAATCCTGAATTTGATCGTTATTCGGGTGAAATATTGTACATAAATAACGTTGATGGCATTCAACGTGCAAGCAATCAAACCGAAGACATTCGAATAGTAATAGAACTGGAATAAAAAATGGCGACTACTTTTACTTCAAATACCCTTTTAAGTTCTTATGATGACGACTATAATAAGAACGACAATTATCACCAGATATTGTTCAATAATGGTCGCGCTTTGCAGGCAAGGGAGTTAACACAACTTCAGAGTCTCGTATATGCCGAGTTGAGTCGAATGGGACACAACGTCTTTAAAGACGGTGCGGCTATTACTTCACCTGCAATGGCATGTAACGACGATTACGATTACGTTCAGATCGCATCAACAAACTCGGGTGGTGATTTTGCAGACATTCCATTGGGTACAGTCTTTCGAAATCCTTCTACTGGTTTGACTGCGAGAGTATTAGAAGTAAAACCAATCGACAATGACATGTTTACATTGGACACTCTTTACGTCCAATATATTAATAACAACCAAGCTGACGTATCTTCTGTTTCAAATACGTTCGGTGATAATGAAACACTGTTCGATCAATCAGGGAACGGTTACGAGTTAGTTACACACACTCCAAACTCTACGGGTAAGGGTGTTAGATTTGATGTTGGAGAAGGTACCTTTTTCGTATTAGGACGATTTGTTCATTCGAATGACCAACACATAATTTTAAGTGCAAACACCAATGCAGTCGATGCGGTTGTTGGATTTAAAGTCATACAAGAAGTAGTCACTGTAAACGATACTTCTGCACTTTATGACAATTCGGGTGGTATAATTAATCGTGCATCACCTGGCGCAGACCGATATAGAATTCGATTAGAACTTACGACCAAAGATCGGGTTACTTCGGATGATACCTTTGTTTTTCTTGCGAACGTAGAAAACTCTACTATCGTAGAAACTGTACAAGAGAATGATGCATATAATCAGATAGAAGAATTGATGGCATTACGTACTGATGAAGAATCAGGCGATTATATTGTTGAACCTTTTACTATTCACTTTGAGGATGTTGTTTCAAACGACTCATCCCTAGAGCTCATTATATCAAAAGGCACGGCATATGTCAATGGTTATCGAGCAGAAAATCCATCTCCGATTAGATTGACCGTACCCCGTCCTCAAGAAACGGACCTAGTAGAAAACGATGTGGTACCGATTGTCTATGGTAATTATTTCATTGCAGCGTCTGCTTCTGCAAGGGGATTACCTTCATTAGATTACTCAACGGTCAATATTAGTTCTAGTGCAACTGACCCTTCCGGAAATGTTATCGGGACCTGTCGTATTCGTGCAGTAGAAAAAGATGGACCCAACTTAAGAGTCTATGTTTTTGATGTACAAATCAATGATGGTAAATCTCTTGCGACTGCGAGAACGATCGGTACTGGTACTTCAGATAGATTCGTGTTAGACTTACAAGGTACTAATGCACGATTGTATCAAACAATTGATAATGATCTGTTAATGCCGACTTCTCGCCCCCGTGCGAAGGCCTTCTCCGATATTGTCCTGACAGTGCAAAAATTCACTTCTGACAACTCTAACAGTTCAGGTGAGATTGATATCAGTAGCGTATTGGTGGGTTCTGAATCGTTCACAGACGGTTCGTCATGGGTCGTGGTTGGACCTTCTGGTGTTGTTTCACCTACTGTTAATATCTCAACGGGTGTCATTAGCGGTTTGAGTAACGTTACTGCATACGACATTCTCTATTATGTTCAGAAAACAGGAACGGTCAAATCCAAGACACTTTCGTCAGCGACAACTGCCACGTTAACCAAAGCAACTGCTACAGACCCTGTCAACGGAAACTCGTATGTCTACTATGATTTTGGTGTACCTGATGTTTATTCCATAGATTCAGTACGTGCTGACGATGCCAATGGAAACAATTTATTACCAAGATTCATATTAGATGATGGTCAACGTGACAACTTCTACGCAGACAGTCGGTTGATTCTGCAACAAGGAGATTCTGCTCCCACTTCGTTGTATGTTAAGTATCGACATTTCACTCGTGGTGCAACTGGTGACTTCTATGCACCCAGTTCATACAACAATGCGGTTGGATACTCTGACATTCCGACACACGTAATTCAAACTGGTGAAGAAGTCAAACTGATTAACTATCTCGATTTTCGTCCTGATAAAAATGCAGGAACGTTTTCGAACATCCATTTCCTACCTCGCAATGCAACAAATGTCACTGCGGATATAACCTATTATCTTCCCCGTGCAGATAAACTGTTGATTGACGAAGACGGAACTATACAATTGTTGATGGGTCAACAAGACGAGAACCCACAGTTTAAAGCAACCCCAGATAATACATTAGAACTTTACAAAATCGTTATGGGTGCAAACACCCTTGACGAAAACGATGTGCAGATAACCCCGATCGAACACAAGGGTTATACGATGAAAGACATCGCTGGTCTGGAAGCAAAACTTGATCGACTAGAAGAATATACCACAAGTAAGTTCTTGGAACTTGAACAAAAGATCAATACGTTGTTGGATAGTCAAGGCGATGTTCGTCCTTCGATTGGTATTGTGGTTGATAATGTGGATGATCAAACTGGTAGTGAAGTTGCAAACCCAGATTATCGTGCATCACTTGATCCTGAATCTCGGTTGATTCGTCCTATGGCGGACGAGAACAATATTCGACTCATTGTTGACAATTCTCTTTCTCAAAACATTAGGAAGAAAGGTGACAACATTTACCTTGATTATTCGGAAGTCACTTGGAAGTCACATGACCTCGCATCCGAATTTGTCAACGTAAACCCATTTGGATTGACAGACAACGTAGGAACGTTGAAACTGTCTCCTTCTTCGGACGAATGGAAAGACGCATTTGAAAAGGCGGAGTATGCATTAACTGGTTCGAACAAGATATCTCAAGACCAAGCGTTGCTTTGGAACAACTGGATGTGGAACTGGGCGGGGCGAGATGTTTCTGATCTTCACCTTGCTGGTGCAATTGCATCGGTTAAAGGTACGAATCCTCGTGCAGTGTTGAAGAGAAAACAACTTAAGAAATTAGATAAGTTCCTTTCTAACTCTTCTTTCATTGTCACCGAAACTTCGACGGGTCGTCATGTCAATCGTGTTCTTTCATCCGAAAGTATCCGTAAGTTGACCAACGGAAAGTACATTGATCTTGCTTTGATCCCTTGGATGCGTTCACGTAAAGTGTACTTCCAAGCGAAAGGATTAACACCCAACACCAAGTTCACTCCGTTCTTTGATGGACAGAATGTGTCAGATTGGTGTCGTGAAGAATCTACGTTTGTTCGTTGGGCTGATCGTACTGATGACATTGGTAACAAATATACATCTTCAGATATTTCATCACACCCCGATGGAAACAGTGAACTGACCAGTGACGAAAATGGTGAGATCATCGGATCATTCTTTATACCCAATATCGCTCCTGAATACGAGATTGTTCGTTACGTAAAAGGTAAGAAGATAAAAACCAAGTATGTTCGTTTCCGTTCAGGTATTCGCGAATTCAAACTACTTGACATAGATCGAAACGATTGGTCAGATGCTGGAAGTAAATGTTTTGCATACTATTCCGCAATTGGTCAGGTCGATAAGTCATGGCAAGGTTTCTTGTCTCTACGTGGATGGCAGTGGGTTGCTCCTTGGAGTTACATACAGACTCGTTTGCCTTTCACACCGAAAGAATTGCAAACCGCACTCGACAATATCACCGAAACGAATGTTGGTATTTTAGATCCCAAACTTGCAGGTAAGTTTGGACCATTGACTTCACCTCTGTCTGCAGCTGCATTACAGGGACTTGATGCGACTGGTGAAATGTCACAGGTTCTGTCTGATTACATTGACGTTAACCAAAACGTATTCGGTGGTACAAATACCAACGTATTGTCGTTACCGCAGAATCCTCTTGCACAAACTTTCGAAGTGACCAACCAGTTCGGTTTGACTTTGACCAAGGTGGATCTGTTCTTCAGAAAGAAAGACAGTGGTAACATACCAATCTCGATTCATATTCGTCCTGTAGTTGGTGGTAAACCTTCACAGACAACTATCGTTCCTGATTCGCATGTTTACTTGAATCCGAGTGAAGTTGTTGCGATTGGTACAGATCCACAGTTGTCTGTGATTCAGTCTCGTCCCACTTCGTTCGAGTTTGATGAACCGATATATCTGCAACCCAACACTACGTATGCGGTTGTGGTTTCCACACAGTCTACTGAATACGAACTGTTCAGTTCTACTGTAGGTCAATCTGTATATGGTTCTACCAGTCGTTATGTAACAAACCAACCTACCAACGGAACATTGTTCTTGCCTCAAAACGCAGCTACTTGGATTGGTAGTAAAGACCGAGACATCATGTTCACATTGCATCGTGCATCGTTTGATATCGGTGGTGGAAGTCTTGTATTGAAGAATGCTGATTTACCTGTTAAATTATTGAAGGGTAACAGTATCCGTACAAACGACGGTTCAAGTAAAGTGTATGTGCAACATATGTGTCACGGTTTACAACCTGGCGATATTGCACAACTTGATTCATGTTCTGATGCTAACGGAATATTGTCAAGTCAGTTGAATACTACGCACACAGTTGATTCTGCGGATCTTTATGGTTACACAGTCACGACCGCAGGAACTGCAACCTCAAGTGGATTTGGGGGTGGTAACAGAATCTTGTCTCAAGGTAATACTGTATTCTCGGTGGTGAATCCAACCATAGATGTGTCGATTCCGAAAAACACTTCGATTGATGCTTCTGCTAAATTCACCACGGGTAGATTCATTTCGGGTACTGCGACACGTTATCAACAACCAGAACAGTATCGAAAAATCAGTTTGAATCAAAACGTTGATTTTGATTTACCACGTGCTATTTACAGTAAGTCAACCGAGACCGCACAAGGATTGTCATCGTCTGCGATTATCAAACTGGACTTGAAGACTGCATCTGATTATGTTTCACCTGTGATAGATTTACAACGTGCGTCTTTGGTGTTGGTTGGTTATTGCGTGGATGATCCCGAGGTGACTCCATATGTGTATCCTGTAGAAGAAACCCAACCATATGGTGGTAAGACTGGATTCACTCACATTACTACACCTACGGTACTACGTGAAACCGCAGTCGGTGTCGATGCGAGATTTGATGTCAACCTTCCGGATGGATCTGATATACAATTCTATTATCGTACTGGCGCAGCGGATGAAAATCTGAAAGACAAACCGTGGAATCCATATCCCATCAAGGAAAATATTCCGAGAGACAACAGTGGTGAGTTCTACACTGCAAGGTTTTTGGTTGGAGGTGAAGGTGGTAGAATGGATCCGTTCCAACAGTCACAATTCAAAATTGCTTGTCCTTCGAAAGATAGACCACCCATGTTATCTGCCTTCTCATATAACTTCTTGTCCGTATGAGTATAGATAGTAAATTAAACGAATTTGTTCAATCTGGTGTCTACTATAATCCTAACAGGAGCCAGATTGAACAAGCTAAAATTCGTAAAAAGATCAAACAAGAAGAACGCAAAGAGAAAGAACAACTCTTAAAACGAATCGACGATTTAGAAATCCAAATAAAGGAATTGCAATCTACGGTGTTGACCACTTTAAAATCTTATAAATAGTAAAAATGATTTTAAAGAGCAGTAGATGTCATACCGTCCGTTAAAAAGTCTTGGTTCTGGTGCGTTAAAAGAGTTAATCTTAAACGAAGAAGATTATCTCGCATACCGTGCAGGGATTCATCTTTCAAGAATGAGTCAGAGTGACCCATCGGCACTCACTATTTCTGCGGGCGGTAATCTTGTCGGAACTTATACCGATACTTTCTATGATCAGGGCATTGGTGTCACACCTGATGCATACATTCCACCTACCTATTCTTTCACGGAAACGGATCTTTATCAGAATGTAGGTCCTTCCGAAAAAGGACCATTGACAAAGAACCCTGTTTTCTGGAATGGTGCGGGTCTAAAAGAGATGAGTGATTCGGAACTCGATTCTCTCATTCAAAGACTACTCGAAAAAATAACCGCAAATGAACTTCCTGGCAGTTTCCGATTGGGTGAAACCGCACCCAGTGCAGACTGGACTGTATTCATACCAAACGTTTTCACTGACACTCGTGCGGATGGGTCTGCAACAAACTACAACATCTACATTCGTCAAACGGGTACGGAACCTGACAATGTAAAACCGATCGCAATCAATCGTCAGAATGCGATCTTCGCTGGTCTGAAAGAAATGACCGATGCGGAGATCGAGTACACATTGGGTGAACGTGCGAAGGTAACCGCAATGAATTCTGGTATTGGTACTTACCAGTTGCGATCATCATTGCAAGGTCCACCAACAGACCCCGGCACATGGGAAGCACGTGGTACCGCACTTGACACTCGATTATCGTTTGTTACCGAGCCGGGGTATACGGGTCAAGAGTTTTATAGTGAAACTTATTTGGGTGCAACTTACGAAGGTACGTATTCGGATGTGTATGAAGGAGACTACTCACAGGTTTTCTCCGAAGAATATATCGGAGATTATTTTAGAAATTATTCTACTCTTTACAGTTCAGAATACGAAAGTACATTTACACAGATTTTCGAAGCGCAGTATTCCCAATCTTACTCTGGTGATTTTATTGCACCATATGTTGCTGAACCATATGCAACAGATTATGTTGCTGAAGAAACGTATACAGGTCCTGGCTTACCTGAACCCTATGAAGCGGCATACTCTGGAGCACAATTTGAATCTGTATATGAATCCGCTTATGTAACTGAAAACTATTCGGGTAGCTACGAAACAGACTATATTGGAAACTTCGTTGATAACTATCTGACCGAATACGTTACCAATTATATACAAGAAGAATACACGGGTATATTCAGTGTACAGTATTTGAACACTGATATTATTCCTTACAGTACAGATTATATTTCTTTCTACTTGAGAGATCAATATATTTCTGATTACGTTTCGGGTTACCTCACTGATTATGTCGAAACATATGTATCAGAATACGAATCATTGTATATTCAAGATCAGTATACGGGTACCTTCGAAACTACGTATGTCCAAGACAATTACTCTGGTAACTTTAGTGTAGACTATTCGGGTGACTTCGAAGAGACGTATGGTGCCGTTTTCGAAGAATTGTATGTTCAGGAACAATATTCGGGTAACTTTACCGTTTCGTATTCTGGTGACTTCGAAGAGACATATGCGACTGATTATGTTTCGTTGTATGTCCAAGAACAATATTCAGGTAATTTTTCACTGGACTACAGTGGAGATTTTATTGAAGGGTATTTGACAGATTACGTCTCGACTTATGTTCAGGAACAATACTCGGGCAATTTCAGTGTAAACTATTCGGGTGATTTCGAAGAGACATATGCGACAGATTATGTCACCTTATATGTTCAGGAACAATATTCAGGAAACTTCTCAACAAATTACTCTGGTGACTTCGAAGAAACATATTCTGGTAACTTTAGTGTCACATATATTCAGAACGACTATTCGGGTAATTTCAGTGTCACCTATACTCAAGAACAATATACGGGCGATTTCGTTGTAACCTACGAGGGTGATTTCTTACAGACTTTCGAAGGTCAATACGAAGGTAATTTCACTGAAGGGTATGAAGGCAACTTCTCTATTAATTACTCGGGTGATTTCTCTGTAAATTATTCGGGTGATTTTGAGACCAACTATCTTCAAGATCAATATTCAGGAACCTTTGAGACAGTCTATACTCAAGAAGATTATTCAGGTAATTTCAGTATTCCATATTCTGGTGATTTTGAAGAGACCTATTCGGGCGACTTCGAACTGAATTATGTACAGGAACAATATCTTGGTACGTTTGAGACAGTCTATACTCAAGAAGATTATTCTGGTAATTTCACACTGGATTATTCTGGTGACTTCATTGAAAATTACTCTGGTGATTTTGAAACTACGTATGTTCAGGAACAATATTCAGGAACCTTTGAGACTACGTACACCCAAGAAGATTACTCTGGTAATTTCAGTGTAAATTATTCGGGTAATTTCGTTCAGACCTTCGAAGGTCAATATTCGGGTGATTTCCTAGAAACGTTTGAAGGACAATATTCAGGAGATTTCCTAACCAACTTCCAAGGGCAATACTCTGGTAATTTCTTAACAGATTATTCTGGTAATTTTAGCATAGACTATTCCGGTGACTTCGAGGAAACATACTCGGGTAACTTTGTAGAAAATTATGTGCAGGAACAATACTCGGGTGATTTTTCTGTAACATACACTCAAGAAGATTATAGTGGTAATTTTGTTACTGTATATGAAGGTGACTTCGAACAAACCTATGAGGGCAACTTCATTGCAACCTATGTGCAAGAACAGTACCTCGGAACATTTGAGACGAATTATGCCCAAGACAACTACAGTGGTAATTTCATTGAACCATATTCGGGCGATTTTTTAACTGCATATGAAGGCAACTTCGTACAGAATTATGTTCAAGAAAACTACAGTGGTAACTTCAGTCTAAATTATTCGGGTGACTTTGAACAGAATTATGACGGTAACTTTAGTGCCACATACATTCAAGAAAACTACAGTGGTAACTTTAGTGTAAATTACTCTGGTGACTTCGAAGAAACATATTCTGGTAACTTTAGTGTCACATACACTCAAGAAGATTATTCTGGTAACTTCAGTCTAAATTATTCGGGTGACTTCGAAGAAACCTATTCGGGTGATTTTGAACAAAACTACGTACAAGATTCTTACAGTGGTAATTTCTCTGTACCATATTCCGGTGACTTCGAGGAAACATACTCGGGTAACTTTGTTCAGAATTATATTCAAGAGAACTACAGTGGTAACTTTAGTGTAAATTACTCGGGCGACTTCGAAGAAACATATTCTGGTGATTTTGAACAAAACTACGTTCAAGATTCATACAGCGGTAATTTCAGTGTAAACTATTCAGGTGATTTTGAAGAGACGTACTCTGGTAACTTTGTTCAGAATTATGTACAGGATGATTACTCTGGTAACTTTAGTGTAAATTACTCTGGTGATTTCGAAGAGACATACTCTGGTAATTTCAGTGTAACTTATATCCAAGAAAACTACAGTGGTAACTTTAGTGTAAATTATTCGGGTGACTTCGAAGAGACATACTCGGGTAATTTTAGTGTCACATATACTCAAGAACAATATTCTGGTAATTTCAGCGTAAACTATAGTGGTGACTTTGAACAAACATACGATGGTAATTTTGTTGCGACTTATATCCAAGACAATTACTCTGGTAACTTCAGCGTAAATTACTCTGGTGACTTCGAAGAAACATATGCTGGTAATTTCGTCCAGAATTATGTACAGGACGATTACTCTGGTAACTTTAGTGTAAATTACTCTGGCGACTTTGAACAAACATACGAAGGTAATTTCGTTGAAACATATGTTCAAGAAAACTACAGTGGTAACTTCAGCGTAAACTACAGCGGTGACTTTGAACAAACTTACTCGGGTAACTTTGTCGAAACTTATACTCAAGAAAACTACACGGGTAATTTTGTACAGAACTACGTCCAAGAACAATATTCTGGTAACTTCAGCGTAAATTACAGTGGCGATTTTGAACAAACTTATGATGGTAATTTTGTTAGTAATTACGCACAGTCACAATATTCTGGTAACTTCAGTCTAAATTATTCGGGTGACTTTGAACAAGATTTTTCAAATGATTTCCTACAAAACTATGTACAAGAACAATACTCGGGTGATTTTGTACAAACTTATTCGGGTGATTTTGTTTCTGACTATATTGGTATAGACTATCGTCGAAATAGTGGTCTGGGTGAATACATCATAATGACCAACGCCACCGTAAATTATTCTATTTACGAATCGGGTACCATTATTTACAAAGACAGTGGTGGCACTGTCACAACGGTTGTAGGTTCAACGGCTGCGTCTCAAACCGGAACCATTTCTGTTTCTCAAGGTGACATTCTATTTACCAACGGAAAACCTTTCCATATTCAAGACTGGGGTGCTAACCACGTACCAATCCCTTGGAATATGAGAGGAACTTTGTTCGGTAATTACGCAAACCGTAACGCACCTATGACCGTCTACTTCTATGCGAAGGAAAACGGTACAGTTACTGTCTACGACAATGTTGTGGGTGGTATTAGTGGAACAGCAACCACGACAGTAAGTTTGACCGCAGGAACGGTTGCGACTTATTCTACCTCAACATTGAACGCATGGGTGTTCTTCGAGTCAGACGTAGAAATGGTTGCGAGTGCAATCCAGTCTGGTGCGGACTATATGATGTTGACTCCGGCATCTACCGTGGTTTATCGTCGACGAAATGGAGTTGAATCATCTGTAAACAATGCGGCTCCTTCAACAAATGCGACATACAGGGTTGCTGATGCGAACCCCTGTGTTGCTGTAGAGATTGCGGATGGAGCGGGTGGTGATGCGTGTCAAGGTGTTGGTACGGAATATCTATCGTCCCACTACATGCACGCCGGTGTTCTGTCAGACTTCCATTTGGTTGTACCCAATAGTGGTTCTGTTCAGGTTTCTAGTTGGAACGGATCTTCTTGGGTTCTTCATGAAACTTTCTATGCGTCTGGTAATGCGACCAGTCCTTCTGTATTTTTCCGTGAAGGAACATCTGGTTTTGGTGTTGCGGGTGATATTGCATTAGATTCAGGATCTGCGGCAAACTTCAATTCAAATACTCTATGGAAATTCGAAGGTACTGATGTCTACCTTGTCACTGTCAATGATGCAACTGACGACGAAGAACCATTGTTTGGATGGATGGGAGAGTCCGTTTCGATTAACTATTCTGGTGATTTTTCTGTAAATTACTCTGGTGACTTTGAACAGGATTTCTCAAATGATTTCCTACAAAACTATGTGCAGGAAGATTATTCTGGTAACTTCAGTGTAAATTATTCAGGCAATTTCAGTGTAAACTTCGAAGGTCAATATGTCGGTACGTTTGAAACGAACTACACTGGTTCGTTTGACACAGATTATAGTGGAGACTTTGTACAAGCGTTCCAAGGGCAGTACCTAGGTACATTTGAGACAAGCTACACTGGTGATTTCGAAACAAATTATTCGGGTGACTTTGTTCAAAACTTCCAAGGGCAATATGTTGGTACGTTTGAAACAAACTATCTGGGAACATTTGAGACTAACTTCACTGGCACTTTCTTATCAAATTTCGAAGGTCAATATCAAGGTAACTTTCAACAAACATATACAGGAACATTTGAAACGAACTTCACTGGCACTTTCTTATCGGACTTCCAAGGGCAGTATTTGGGTGATTTCGTTCAAACGTATACAGGAACATTTGAAACGAACTTCACTGGCACTTTCTTATCGGACTTCCAAGGGCAGTATTTGGGTGATTTCGTTCAAACGTACACAGGAACATTCGAGACCAATTTCACTGGTACGTTTTTATCTAACTTCGAGGGTCAGTACTCTGGTGACTTTGTTGAAACATATACGGGAACGTTCGAAACTCAATTTTCATCTGATTTCACTCTCAATTTCCAAGGGCAATACACAGGTACGTTTGAAACAAACTATCTGGGAACATTTGAGACTAACTTCACTGGCACTTTCCTATCTACTTTCCAAGGGCAGTACACGGGTGATTTCGTTCAAAACTATTCAGGCAATTTCAGTGTAAATTACGTTGGTACTTTCGTACAGACATTCCAAGGGCAGTATCTAGGTAACTTTCAACAAACATATGCGGGAACGTTCGAAACTAATTTTTCAGCTGATTTTTTAAGTACTTTCCAAGGGCAATATACTGGTAACTTCAGTTTATTTTATACTGGTAATTTCTCTATTGATTATTCTGGTACTTTCCTTGGTACCTTCCAAGGACAATATACGGGTAACTTCGAACAGGATTTTACAAGTCAATTTACTCAACCTTACGTGGGTAATTTTGAAACCAACTTCCAAGGACAATACGTTGGTAACTTTGTACAGAATTTCTCTTCTGCTGGTTTTACCCAAAACTTTGATGGTGATTTCTTACAAACATTCCAAGCTAATTATACTGGTAACTTCAGTTTATTTTATACTGGTAATTTCCAGACGAATTATCTAGGAACGTTCGAGACACAGTTTTCTAATAGTTTTACACAGAACTATTTGGGTACTTTCCTATCTACTTTCCAAGGGCAGTACGTTGGTAATTTTTCAGTGGGTTTCTCTTCGAGTTTTACTAGTACTTTTACACAAGTCTACGAACGAAATACGCAACAGGGGTACACTGGTAACTTTATTGGAGATTTCACACAACAGTATCAGTCGGGCCCGACATTATTTTATACGGGTAACTTTAGTCAACAGTATGGTTACCCCGGCAACTTTTCTGGATATCTTTACACACAAAACGTGTACCATTGGCTTGATAGTGGTTTCGTACAAGGCTCTGTAGGTCTTTGGGATAGTTCGCAGGTTTTCTTTGTAAGCGCCTCTGTGCCGCCGGGAGCTTCATCACCACAAACTGGTACTGATGGATACACTTATTATAGAGGGACTTTCTTCGCTTCTGATGGTGCCGGTGGTGGTTATTATTCTATTGCACGATATGTTCCTCCAGCTTACTTTACTGGTTTCTTTACTTCTGTCTTTACCATAGCATATGGTACACAATATACAGGTAATTTCAGTACAGATTCTACTGTAACCTATCAAGGTCCGGTAACAGCGCAATATACAGGTAACTTCATTGGTAACTTCACTGCATCATATTTAGGTAATTTCGCTGTAACTTACACTCAAGAAAACTACACAGGTAATTTTGAAACACAGTTTTCCAACACCTTTACACAAAACTATTTGGGAACGTTTGAAACTAATTTTACCGGAACTTTTTTACAACAGTTTTCAAGTGATTTTACGGCAACTTATAACGAATCGAACTATACTGGTAACTTTATACAAGGTTATGTCGGTAACTTTAGTGCAACTTATACAGGTAATTTCGCTGTAACTTACACTCAAGAAAACTACACAGGTAATTTTGAAACCACATACGTTGGCAATTTTGCACAACCATACTCGGGAACATTTGTTCAAGCGTATACTCAAGAAAACTACACGGGTAATTTTGAACAAGATTTTACATCACAATTTACTCAACAGTTCAGTAATGACTTCTTACAAAACTATGTACAAGCAGATTATACTGGTAACTTTAGTTTAAACTATTTGGGAACGTTCAATACAAACTATATCGGTAATTTCGCTGTCACTTATGTGCAAAACAATTATATCGGTAATTTCGAACAAACTTATTCTGGAGATTTTGTTTTAACCTATGCAGGTAATTTCGCTTTAACTTACACTCAAGAAAACTATACGGGTAATTTTGAAACCAACTATCTGGGAACGTTTGAAACAAATTACCTAGGCACATTTGATTCTCTGTATGTTCAAGAAAACTATACAGGTAACTTTAGTGTAAACTATACGGGTACATTCGCAACAAACTATGCGGGTAACTTTAGTGTTACCTACGCCCAAGAAACTTACACAGGTAATTTCCAGACCAATTATCTGGGAACGTTTGAAACAAACTATGCTGGGAATTTTGCAACCAATTACGCCCAAGAAACTTACACAGGTAATTTTGAAACCAACTATCTGGGAACCTTTGATACAAACTATGCTGGGAATTTTGCAACCAATTACGCCCAAGAAACTTACACAGGTAATTTTGAAACCAACTATCTGGGAACCTTTGATACAAACTACGTGGGTAACTTTAGTGTCACATACGCACAAGAAACTTACACAGGTGATTTCCAAACGAATTACCTCGGGACGTTTGAATTAAATTACACGGGTACATTCGAAGACAATTATGCACAGGAAAATTATTCTGGTAACTTCAGTGTAAACTACCTCGGTACTTTTGAACAAACATATACAGGTACATTTGAAACATTCTATACTCAAGAAGATTACTCGGGTAACTTCAGTGTAAATTATTCTGGTACGTTTGAAACAAATTACCTAGGCACATTTGATTCTAATTATGTTCAAGCTAATTACTCGGGTGATTTTATTCAAAATTACTCTGGTGATTTTTTAACCAACTTCCAAGGGCAATATACGGGTAACTTTAGTTTATTTTATTCGGGTAATTTTATTACAGATTATTCAGGTAATTTCTCTGTCGATTACTCTGGTAACTTCAGTGTTCAATATTTGCAACAAACATACGAAGGTAATTTTAGTGTAAATTACTCGGGTAATTTTGTCCAAAATTTCGAAGGACAGTATACAGGTAATTTCATAGAGTTTTACTCGGGCAATTTCTCTGTTAACTACTCTGGTGATTTTATCCAGAATTTTGAAGGACAATACGCAGGTGACTTTATTGATCCTTACTCTGGTAATTTCTCTGTTAACTACTCTGGTGATTTCTTACAGACTTTCGAAGGTCAATACCTAGGAAATTTTGTACAGACATTCCAAGGGCAGTACACAGGTGATTTCATCGTTCCATACAGTGGAAACTTCAGTTTAAATTACTCTGGTGATTTTTTAACCAACTTCCAAGGCCAGTACGTTGGTGACTTCTCTGTTCCTTACTCGGGCAACTTTAGTCTGAATTACTCTGGTGATTTCCTACAAACGTTCCAAGGTCAGTACACAGGCGATTTCGTCGTAGACTATTCAGGTAACTTTAGTGTAAATTACTCGGGTGATTTTCTCTCTACTTTCCAAGGACAATACACAGGAGATTTCGTTGTTCCTTACTCGGGCAACTTTAGTCTGAATTACTCTGGTGATTTCGAACAGACCTTTGAAGGTCAGTATTCCGGTGATTTCCTTGAGAATTATTCAGGTAATTTCTCATTAAATTACTCTGGTGATTTTTTAATCAACTTCCAAGGGCAATATTCTGGTGATTTCCTTGAGAATTACTCTGGTAACTTCTCCCTGAATTACTCTGGTGATTTCTTACAGACTTTCCAAGGACAATACACAGGTGATTTCATCGTTCCATACAGTGGAAACTTTAGTTTAAATTACTCCGGTGATTTTATTCAGGCATTTGAAGGCCAGTATACAGGTAACTTCGTCGAAGATTACTCTGGTAACTTCTCGACAGACTATTCGGGCGATTTCCTACAAACGTTCCAAGGTCAGTACACAGGTGATTTCGTAGTTCCTTACTCTGGTAACTTTGTACAAACCTATGACGGCGATTTTATTCAGGCATTTGAAGGCCAGTATACAGGTAACTTCGTCGAAGATTACTCTGGCAACTTCTCGACAAACTACTCGGGTGATTTTGAACAAACATTCCAAGGGCAATATTCTGGTGATTTCCTTGAGAATTATTCAGGTAACTTCTCGACAGACTATTCGGGTGACTTTGTATCAACATTCCAAGGGCAATATTCCGGTGACTTTATTGTTCCTTACTCTGGTAACTTTAGTGTAAACTACTCTGGCGATTTCGAACAAAATTTCCAAGGACAATATCTGGGTGATTTCACCGTTGCATATGAAGGCAACTTCCTCGTAACATATGAGGGTGACTTTGTAGAAACGTTCCAAGGTCAATATACAGGCACCTTTGAACAAAACTTTGAAGGTCAATACATTGGTGATTTCACGGTTGCGTACAGCGGAAACTTCTCATCTCCATATGAGGGTGACTTTGTAGAAACGTTCCAAGGTCAATATAGTGGTAACTTTGTTCAGAACTTCGAAGGACAATATTCCGGTGACTTTATTGATCCTTACTCTGGTAATTTCAGTGTAAACTATTCCGGAGATTTCGAGGAAACTTATTCTGGTGATTTTGAAGAGACATATATTCAAGAGGATTATTCGGGTGACTTCAGTGTCACATATACTCAAGAACAATATAGTGGTAACTTCAGTGTAACGTATACACAAGAACAATACTCGGGTGATTTCTCACTGGATTACAGTGGTGATTTCCTAGAAACCTTCCAAGGGCAATATACGGGTAACTTCGAAGAAAACTTTGAGGGTCAATATTCAGGTAACTTCTCTACTCCATATTCGGGTAATTTCTCGGTGAATTACAGTGGGGACTTTGAGGAGACATTCCAAGGGCAGTACACCGGAACATTCGAAACAATCTTCGAAGGTCAATACACAGGTACCTTCAGTGAAGATTACACCGGAAACTTTATCGAAGAATACAGTGGTGATTTTGAACAGGCCTTCCAAGGTCAGTATACAGGCACCTTCGAAACAATCTTTGAAGGTCAGTATACTGGTACGTTTACCGAAGACTACTCTGGTAACTTTACCGAAGATTATTCGACCGATTACATTTCGTTGTATGGTACGGATTACATCTCTTTGTATATTCAGGAACAGTACAGTGGTAACTTCTCTGTTCCATACTCTGGCAACTTCGTAGAAACGTTTGAGGGACAATACTCTGGTGACTTCTTGGAGACATTCCAAGGGCAGTATTCTGGTGATTTCCTTGAGAATTATTCAGGTAATTTCTCTGTCGACTACTCTGGTGATTTCCTAGAAACGTTTGAAGGACAGTATTCGGGTAACTTTACAGCAGATTACTCTGGTAACTTCTCGACAGACTATTCGGGTGATTTCCTAGAAACATTTGAAGGACAATATGAGGGTAATTTCCAACAAACATATTCGGGTAATTTCTCTGTAGATTACAGTGGGGACTTTGAACAAAACTTTGAAGGACAATATGAAGGCAACTTTACCGAAGACTATATCGGTAACTTCGAGGAAGTTTATGAGGGAGACTTTGTAGAAACATTCGAAGGACAATATCTGGGTGATTTCACAGACAATTATTCAGGCAACTTCTCTGTTGACTACTCTGGAGATTTTATAGAAACATTTGAGGGTCAATATACTGGGACATTCGAAGAGACATTCGAAGGTCAATATGTCGGTAACTTTGCCGATGAATATACCGGAAACTATGTAACCGAATACGTTGCACAATTCACTGCGATCTATGAAAATGCTTATGAGGGTAATTTCTCTGAAACATATGAAGGTAATTTTATTGATATATATGAAGCAGATTTTA